GTATTCTGCAAACAAAGGTTATGAGTTTTCGTCCATCTCAGCCCAAATCTTAGCCCAATCCTCAGCAGTCCAAACCGCCACGCCCTTCCAGTCAAGATAGGTTTGCATGGCCTGGGCCATGGTTTCGGCTTCAATCTCAATGTTGCGGCCGGTCGTCAGGTCTTCGAAAACGAATTTTTCCATGTTGGTTTCCTTGTTGCGATGTATGTATTATACCTTCTTTTGGATTAGAACGCAACCGAATTCTTGCCAAACTTGCGAATGAATTCTGTCTTGGAGATGCTGACAGTCTTGAAAGTCTTTCCCTCCCAGGTGCCCAGGATGTTAGCAACATCGAACACGCTGACAGCACCAAAGTCCCATAAGCGATCCATATACATACCGTTCATGTCGGTCATGTGCATGACAACACGATCATGGTCTGCCTTGCCGTCCACGATGCGATAGAGTGTGTATTCCATGTTGTGCTCCTGTAAAATGTGGATTATATCACGAAAAGGCAGGGGCACAAAGCCCCTGCCAATCATCAGGCCTTTTCAGCCCGGATGAAATCGGCAATCTTGGCAAGAGCCGTTTTGTTGGCCTTGGTCAAGGATTCCGTATCGGCTTCGCTCAAGCCCAAGGCTTCGCCGATGTAATCGGCCCAAGCATCCTTTTTTACAACGGCTTCGCCGGTTTTGGTTTTGTAAACCTTTTTCTGGTAAACGCCCTCACGCGAGAGCTTGGCAACAATCGAGCGAACCGATTTGCCGAGAGCTTCGGCCATGCTTTCAACGGTCACGCCGGCTTGATAGTCGGCAACCATCTTTTGGGTTTGCTCGGGGGTATAGTTCACGGTTTTTGCAGTCATCATTTTCTCCTGAAAAGTCAAGGGTTAAGGTTTCATCACAAAAGCAAAGTATACCACAAAGGGCAAGGCAATGCAAGCGGCAAAGGCCAGTGCATCAAAAAATTCTTTTTTGCTCATGTTGTGGTTTCCTTGTTGCGATAGAGTCTATTATACACGGTTTGCTGGCATCGTCAACAATTATTTTCTAGGTGAAAACACCTATTGACAAGTGTGTGAGATTTGTGCTATAATATTGGCGCACCCAAGTGTATACTTTTGTTTGCGAAACAAATTGAAAACAAAAGTATACATACTACTCTGGCGCAAAACGCATACTTAAGTATGCGTTTTACTTGCTACCTAAACGCATATTTAAGTATGCGTTTTACTTGCTACTTAAATGCTGGCCACTTTCTTGCAAAAGGCCCGGAACTGCTCTAGGGGCATCTCGCCGCGCAGGTTGTTGGCAAACGCGGTGGTCAAGTGAATGTTACCGATCTCATAACCGCGCGTGCAGTCAATACGATCCATCGAACACACCATAGGATTTTTGCCACCATACCAATCACCGCCGCGCTGGATACTCATGAGGTCGCCGGTCAATCCGCACCGGCCTTGCTGGCCGTGAAACAGGCCGGCCAGATACTGTTCGGTCACGCCAGCGTCAAACGGCAGATTCTTGATTTTAGCACGATGCTTGGCGTGCTTGATGCTAACGGCAAAGAATTGTTCGAGAGGGGAGCGGGTGGAGCGGGCCATGTTGGTTTCCTTGTTGCGATGGAGTCTATTATACAGGTAATTTGGTCGCTTGCAAGGACTTTGCAAATTATTTTCTAGGGATAAACCCTAGTCGAAGAAAGTATACAATTTGCTCAGGAAACCAAAGTATTACAGACTAGGGCGGTTAGTAGACTAAAGAATTCACACATGCCTGGGGGCCCCGCCACACGCGGCCTATATGAGAAATTTTCTGAAAACCAAAAGGTGCCAACCACGACCCTAAATCGGCCCATACGCCACCAACGCCACATACGCCACATATGCCCCACTCGCCCCCAATCACCCCCAACGCCACATACGCCCCAACCCACCAAAAAATTCCACTTGCCCACAACCGCCCACTAATGTTATAATTGCCCAAAACCAACCAGGATTTTTACCCATGCAACAAAATCTACCTGCAGAAACGCTGCAAATACAACCCGAATACCTAGAAGTGGCAAACCACTACCTTACCATGCGGCAACGTTCAAACTGTTGCTGACGACCTAGAGCTCACTCCCGAGCGCGTGTCGGAGATCCTGCGCCGACCTGAAGTGCGTGGCTATGTGTCCCAAGTATACTTAGACACCGGCTACAACAACCGATTTTTAATGCGTCGTGCGGTAGATGCACTAATTAAACGCAAGTTTCAAGAGCTTGAGGAAGCGGATAGTGGCTCTAATAAAGACATCACCGAACTGCTCACACTGTCGCATAAAATGACCATGGACTACTTGGACCGTGAAATTCAGCTGGAGAAGTTGCGCCAGGGTAGTACCGGCCCACAGCGCCAGGTGAATGTACAGATTAACGAGCTAGACTCCAGCAAATACGCGCAGCTTGTGCAGAAGTTGATTAGTGGAGACGGCGTTTAATGTTAGTAGTTTCTAGACCCGACGTTAACCCTGACGTGATCGTGGAGTTTGACCCACAGCGCCGCTTTATTAAGCTGCCTATCACCAACTACCTAAAGTTGCTAGGTTTATGGGATACTATCAACAGACCCCAAATCGCACTAATCAACGCGGTTAACGATCCCAAATACCGCTTTGTATGCGCGGCACTGGCACGTCGCCTAGGCAAAACCTATATCGCCAATATTATTGGTCAGCTGGTCACCCTAGTGCCAAACGCCAACGTATTAATTATTTCTCCAAACTATAATCTCTCCAGTATTAGTTTTGAGTTGCAGCGCAAGCTTATCAAGCACTTTGACTTGGAGGTCGCGCGTGATAACTTAAAGGATAAAATTATTGAGCTGTCAAACGGTAGCACAATTCGTATGGGTTCCCTATCCACAGTGGATTCTACTGTGGGTCGGTCGTATGACTTAATTATTTTTGATGAAGCTGCTTTAGGTGAGGGTGGTGAAGCAGCATTTAACGTTGCACTACGTCCTACCCTGGACAAGCCTAATGCAAAGGCAATTTTTATCTCTACTCCCCGCGGTAAAAACAACTGGTTTTCGCAATTTTGGAATCGTGGCTTTGATCCCAATTTTCCAGAGTGGGTTTCACTACAAGCTGACTATTCGGAGAATACCCGCATGGCCGAGTCGGATGTGGCTGAAGCTCGCAGATCCATGTCAAAAGCGGAGTTTGAGCAAGAGTACATGGCCAGCTTTACCACGTTTGAGGGCCAGATTTATGCACTGGCGGAGTCGAACATTGTTAGTGAGCTGCCTCAACAGGTTTTAGAAGGTCGTGGCTGTGAGTTCTTTGCAGGCTGTGACCCTGGCTACCGCGACGAAACTGCGTTTGTGGTGGTGTGCTATGTAGCGTCAGAGGACCGATTCTACATAGTCGACGAGTACTTGGAGTCGGAACGTACTACGCAACAACACTCTGAAGCTTTTCAGGCTTTATGTAGTCGGTACGGTATCGAAACCATATTTATTGATAGCGCAGCCGCACAGTTTAGTGCTGACCTTGCGTACCAGTATAATTTGGCAACTACTCGCGCTAAAAAGGACGTGCTACCAGGCATTGCCTATATTCAAACGCTTGTGGGTCAAGACCGGCTGCGGGTCGCCCAACACTGCAAGCATGTGCTAGCCATGTTTGACCAGTACCGCTGGGACACTCGTGAAAACCTGCAACGCGAACGCCCACTGCACGATAAATACTCGCACATGGCTGATGCTGTGCGTTATGCACTATACACCTTTACGGTGTAAAAAGTGGGTTTGAGTACAGCAAACCCACTCCCAAGAAAAATTTAAACATTGACTTGGGCTTGCTGTTAGAGTATAATACTGGTTAGTGGAGTAAAGTCCAAGCTATCAAGGTAGGAATTTCCAATGACACGAGAAGAATATTTACAAGCAGTAAAAATTGCATTTGCCTCGCAATATGCGCTATACGCAAAGGCACAGGGATTCCACTGGAACGTACGTGGACTGTTATTTCCTATGTACCACGAATTTTTCGGCGATATTTATGGTGAACTAGGTGACAGCCTAGACAAGTTTGCAGAAGAAATTCGCACACTACAAACAGATGCTCCTGCTGGTTTAACCAACTTAGCAGCACTATCACAGATCAAAGACAGTACTGCTAACACTAGTCAAGCTATGTTAAACGAGTTGTATGCAGACTGTGAGAAAATGATTGTTGTTATCGAAACTGCGTACGAAGGTGCTGAAGAAGCACACGATCACGGTTTTAGTAATTTCTTGGCCGAGCGCCTAGACGCTTTCCAAAAACACTGCTGGATGTTACGTAGCAGCTTAGCATAAATGGCAAAAAACACAAATAAACGTATTCCTGTAAAGTGGGTTCGTGACCGAGCCAAAGCAGCATACGAAAAGAAGTCCGAGTGCTTTATCTGCGATAGCCAGAAAGACCTTGAACTTCATCACCTACACTCAATCACCGTACTCCTAGAGACATGGGCTGAGCGCAAAGGTTACGACATATCTACAGACGAAGGTATTTTAGCTGTTAGGGATGAGTTTATTAGTGAGCACCGTGTAGAGATATATGACAAAGTTTACACCCTTTGTAATCGTCATCATGTAGCGTTACACGGAGTTTATGGTAAGACTCCACAACCAGGTTCAGAGGCTCGACAAGAGCGCTGGATTGGAATACAGCGTGAGAAACATCTGTCTGGCGGTAAACCAGTACCCAAAAGCAGCTACGGCTCGTTTTTCAGCGAGTTTGTTTAAAGGGAACTTATGAATTGGTTTACAAAAAGCACAGATTGGTTTCGTGAGAAACTAAATCCTGCGCAAGAAAGAATTGCACAGTCCGAAGGCACTTACGTTACAACTAACGCTAAGATTAATTATCAGCAAGCCTTTGAGAAAATTGACGTAGTTAACCGCGGTGTTAACATGCTAGTATCAGCCGCAGCTAGCATGGACTACGACGTAAAAGACAAAGTAAATGATGGTATAGTAAATGGCATTCGCCAGAAAACGCTAAACAATTTACTTAACTTTCGTCCTAATCCGTACCAAAGCGCACAAGAATTTCGCCAAGCAATCTTTACTGATTTGATTGTTGAAGGCAACGTATTCATACACTTTGACGGTACTTTCCTTTACCACCTACCTGCAATCAACGTTGACATCTTAACAGATACAAAAACGTTTATTCATGGTTACAGATACCGTGGTTTAGTAGAGTTTAAGGAAACCGAAGTATTTCACTTTCGCGATCTAAATCCAAAAAGTGTATATCGCGGCACAAGCCGCTTAGTAGCCGCAGAAGCTTCTATGAACGTGCTGTACTCAATGCAGCAGTTTCAGGAGCAGTTCTTTGATAACGGTGCCGTTTTTGGCTTAGTGCTAACAACGGAGAACACCCTAAGTCAGGTTGCTAAAGAAAAAACAATTAGTTATTGGATGCAAAAGTACAGCGCTAAAAACGGTGGACGCAAGCCAATAATCTTAGACAGTGGACTAAAGCCTAACCCAATTGCACAAACTTCGTTTAACGACATGGAGTTTGACCAAGGCATTAAAACCCACAGCGAAAAAATCATGCAAACAATTGGTGTTCCGCCTATCTTACTAGCCGGCGGTAACAATGCAAATATTGCTCCTAACTTGCGACTGTTTTACCTAGAAACAGTGCTACCAGTTGTAAGAAAGTTTGGTTCGTCCTTAGAGCGTTTCTTTGGATACGACATTGAGCCAGTTACAACTTCAGTTAGTGCATTACAGCCTGACGTAAAAGACTTAGCAGCATATCATTCTACATTAGTAAATGCAGGCATTATAACACCAAATGAAGCACGACAAGAGTTACGTTATCCTGCTATTACCGGCAACGATGACTTAAGAATACCTGCTAATATTGCAGGATCGGCTGCAAATCCAGCCACTGGCGGACGACCCTCAGCCAGTAAAGATTGATAAAGGGGTAATATGGTAGAAAAGAACAAACTGTTGCATCTTAGTGGCAGCATTGTTACCAAAAGTGAAGATCTACCTACCGCAGACGGTAAAATTGACAGCATAATGATTGAAGGTTATGCTTCAACAAACGACGCCGACCGCCAAGGCGACGTCGTTCCTACCGCTGTTTGGGAAAAGGGCATGGAGAATTATCTAAAGAACCCGATAATTCTTGCATACCACGACCACAGCGAACCCGTTGGTAGAATGGTTGAGCACAGAATCGACTCTAAAGGTTTATGGATTAAAGCCCGTATCTCTGCAGCAGCCGAGGACGTCTTCAATTTGGTAAAAGATGGTGTCCTAACCGCATTTAGTATTGGTTTCCGCATCGCCGATGCAGAATACAATTCAGCCGCAGAGCTGTTTGTGGTAAAAGAGCTGGAGTTACACGAAATCTCAGTGGTTAGCGTGCCAGCAAATCAAAATACAATTTTTAGTCTCTCTAAGGCGTTTGACACGGCCGAAGAATTTAAAACTTTTAAAATGCAGTTTGCAAAAAGTAGCGACTCAGCTAAAGGGCTAGAAGCCTCTGGTAAAGCAAACAGCGATGTTAACAAGGAATGGAACATGGATCCAAAAGAATTAGAAAAGATGGTAGCTGAAGCTGCTGCCAAGGCCGCCGAACAAACCGCAAAGGCTCTAGCTGAACAACAAGCTAAAGCTGCTGCTGAAAAAGCCGCCGCAGAGAAGGTACAAGCTGAACTAGATGCACGCATCAAGGCAGCTGTTGCAGCCGTTACTCCTAGCGAGACTGGTGCTGAGAAGCTACTAGCCGAAGTAGAGAAGCGTCTACAAGACACACAAGCCGAGAGCAAGAAGGCCCTAGAAGGTCTAGAAGCTGCTCTAAAAGAGAAGGCTGCTGAATTAGAAGCAATTCAGAAGAGCCGCATGCAGTTTGGCGACCCACAGGGTGCTAAGGGCATGGAATATGCTGACAAGGAAAAGGCAGTTCTGCTAGCTAAGATGGCTGG